TTTGTGACAATAAAAGTTTTGCTGTAGACGTTGGAAATGTAGAACTTTCAGATATTGAGAATCCTTATTACGGCGGACCCGAACCTTGGTTATACAGTCTGGCATATCAACAGTTCACACCCGAAGAGTTTGAGAACGGTAGTGCTGTAGAAATACTAATGGACAAGGGCCTACTATGATAGAACAGTTATCAGACGGATTATGGGTGCCATCGTCTGATGCTCAGATAGAGCAATGGCGTGATAAGGGCTACCCACATATGCAAGACAAGTGCTTGAAACAATTTTTGCGTTGGTGTGATCGCAAAGACAAGAAGTTCAAAATGGTTCTTGACATAGGCGCCTGGTGCGGAACTTGGTCTATGGCAATGCAAAAGTATGCTGACCAAATATTCTGTTATGAGCCTAACAAGACACATTTCGAATGTTTAATTAAGAACGTTGGACATCATGAACAAATTAAATTATTCAACCATGCTATAGGTAACCAAGACGGCAAGATAAGACTTACAAATGAGACTGCTACTCAAAACACAAGGGTCTTGTTAGAGAAAGGAGACACTGTAATATCTAAGTTGGATTCATTAAACATATCAGATGTTGACATGATAAAAATAGATGTCGAAGGACTTGAAATGGAAGTGCTGAAAGGAGCAGAAAATTTATTGCAAAATGTCGAGTGTGTAATGATAGAGTTGAATAACAACAGTAAAAAATATGGCAGTAGCAACACACGTATTGAAAAATATTTAGAAAGCATGGGGTTTGATATTCTAATTAAAACTTGGCCAGACATTGTTTACAGAAAGACATGATGTACGAATATTTGAAAAAATTAAAAGTTGAGAAAGACTTTACTCCCGCTAGGATATTAGATATTGGTGCCTGGAATGGATTTTGGACCAGAAATGTTAAGGAGATTTGGCCAGACGCTCATTATACCTGCATAGAAGCAGGACCCAAACATGAGAAAAAGTTAAAAGAAATAACCTCGGACTATCACATTGCAGTGCTAGGCGATAGCAATCGAGATGTGAAGATGTATCTAAGAGAGATTGACAAGGGAAGCAAAAAGAAGGTGACTTACACTAAAGGCTCAACATTGTTTGGAATATTCAAAGATTATGAAGTAAGACATATGACAACCTTGGACAATTTGGTTGGTAAGGATGCACAGTTTGATTTGATAAAACAGGATGTACAAGGTGCTGAAATAATGGTAATGCAAGGTGCCCCCGACATCTTCACACGTGCGGAATATGTAATACAAGAAGTAAATTTATTCAAAGATAAAGACTTTCCCGACATGCCTGCAGAAAGCGAAATGGATGAGTTTATGTTTCGTCTTGGTTTCAACAACAGTGAAATAATTGAGCAAAAAGAAAACGTTGAACAAATAGATAAAATCTATTTTTGAAATTTTCCTACAATATTATTATAAGCATCAACATCTACATGCATCTGAAATACTGGGCTTCTAATATATTTTCTTGTGCTATGAAAGAATTTAATTGTTTTACATTTTGTAAGTAACAAAACATTAGGATTGTATTTTATTTGTTTTCCAGCCAGGTGTACGTAAGCGGAGGTACCGTCACTTCTTTCTTTGAAGAACCAGAGACAAATGATGTCTCGAGATAAATCTAGTTTGTCAAAATTTTCATGTAGCACTGCGTTTGTTTTATGTTTCTCACAGAACTCCTTCCATATATGATGACTAGTGTTGTTTTGATTTTCGTATAATTTGTCATAATCATTTAGTTCAATTATGTTGGTAGCCAGCACGTGTTCTACTGGTTCTGTATGATAATTTTGCGGTTTTAGTTTGTTCCAGTCCATTATGCACTGAAGAGATTGATTGCTTCCTTTTTCCAATCGTCTGAGTAGTCACAGTGCCTGTATCCATCGAACCATGGTCCACCTTCTGTGTAGTGTAATATCTTTGGTGACCCGTCTTCGGGTTCTCTGTACCAACCAACCAGCCAGTTGTAATGATGGGGTAAGTCACCAATTTCTGAATCTTCTAGCCAACTGAATCTGTGTAGGAATTTTGGTGTTTGGTTATTTAGGAATTCCGGTGTGAGTATCTTATTCTTTTCATGTTCGCAGTTCCATAGCACCATGCTACTCCAATTTTTTCTTGGATAAACTGTTTGCACTTGCCCGTCCATTTTAGTGGTTTCTTTTGGTGTGTAATCATGCTGAACGCAAACAACCGCTTTACTTGGATCCATGTACTTGGTCAACATATGACTAGGGATCTTCCATAAGAAGTCACAGTCACAGAACACTGCCCATCCTTTGAAGTCATTCAAGTAAGGAACAAAAAATCTAGTGAATGTAAATTCTGTTGAGGCAAGTTTATCTTTTTCTCGTGTGTAGATTCCTTGGGCTCTCATGTCATTTTGTTTAAGGGCAATCACTTCGGCAGAAGGATCTCTACGTTTGATAGAGTGTTCACAGACCTGATATGCTATGTCTTCTCTGGAGTCCCAGCCTACGTAAATTTTCATTTAGATAATAATTCGTGTATTTGTTTCCAATTATTTACACGGATTATATCAGGGTGATTAAAATCTCGATTGTATGGATGGTCTATTAATATAGGCTTTAAACCGTATTTGAGCCCGGCTACAGCGTTCTTTGGCTTGTCCTCCACCCAATACAGCCCGGTACCATGGAATTCGGCGAGAGCAGAATCTTTATCGGCACCAGTGTCTAGGATATGATAGTTTTTAAAAATGTGATCACCGAACATTTCACCAAGTCTTTTCTTCCGTACCAATTGGGCAGGTATGTCAGATGTCTGTGATGTTATTGGTATAAATGTCCAACCTTCTGCCGCTAAAAGTTTAACCCATGTCTGTGAATCTTCCATAGGACATTGCGTGGCCATCCATGCACTTTTATTAAATTCACGAATTTCTTTTCTTATTTCGGGAATGGTTAATCCAAATCTTTCTGCCATCTCATATGTGTTTTCTTTATTTGGCAGTAACTTATAAGGGTACTCACGCTCATTGTTTGTGTTGTAATAAGAACGTTGTAACATCCAGTCCGTGAAATGTTTTTCCCATTCCAGCAGGACCCCGTCTACGTCCGTTAGTATTATTCTATTTGATATCGGCATCTTCCATACCTGCTACCCTTAATTTTACAATGTTTGTAATCTGCCATTGCTTTTGATCAAGTCCTTTGGTAATGCCTAGCCATTGATTCCGTATTAGAGCAAAATCATTTATTATCTTGTCCATATCCACAACATCATCTTCACCGTCAACATATTTTTCTGCATCTCTGCTTGATAATGCTCTGTTGTAGTTTTCTAAATATTTTCTAAATGTCTTTGATCTTAATCTACGCAACTCTATGTTAAGATATTCTAGTATTGCCTCTAGTTGCTGTAGTTGTCCGAATCTTTCTTCAACGATACCTGGCAGTGCGGCACTGGCTCTTTCAAGGTTACCGTATATCTTGCATTGCTTTTTTGCTTCTAGTAATTCTTTATCAAAGTATGCTATGCAGTCTGGTATTTTGTCTAAGTTCCTGCTAACTTCGTTGTACCAATTAATCATCTTCACCGTATCCGTCCGACTCTTCGTCTTCTTCGAACACAGTATTAATTGCTTCTTCTAATTTAGGATCGTATTCGGCTGACGCTTTTATTTCGTCAGTTTCTACACCGATATCTTCTAAACTTTTGATGAAGTCTATTGCCATGTCCAGTTTTTGCCTCTCCGGTACGTAGTGTACTACAGAGTCCCATAGTCTTTCTATGTCTTCGTGTGTAAAGTCGATCATTATTCTTTAACGTCCTCTTCTACTTCTTCTGTGGGTACAGTTTCTTTAAACTCAGCCATTATCATATCTAATTTATCACCTACCCATGCTTTTCTAAACTCTATGTGCTCCTTGCCTTTAGAATCAACGTATTTTAGTCTGTTACCTTGTTGTACAAGCAGACCTTTTTTCTCAAATAAATCTACAAGTCCACTGTAAGGATCCATTCCTGTGTCATATGGAATCTTAACTTGCACACCTTCAAACGGTTTAGCATATCTTGTTTTCATTACTTTACATGCCGCTCTGATACCTCTCACATCGCTTACCTTGTTGCCTTTTTCGTCTTCTTTTAATTTTAATTTCTTCATTGCGACAACTATGCTAGATGCATAGATAAATCCTTGTCCACCTGATATTTTATCATCAGGATCAAACATGTCCTGTGATGCGTAGGTATGATTAGTTGCTATAAGTCCTACATTCCAACTTCCAAACATGTTTACGCAGTTTCTTACAAGTGCTGTCAGTGCCTTTGGTTTTCTACCTAGGTCACCTTTCATCTCACCTGCTTCAAACTGATTAACATCAGTTGGTGTCAACAACATGCCTAAACTGTCTATCACGAATAGAACTTTGGGTGCACCTTCCTTGTTGTCTGCATGTTGTTCTTTGTAACCTTTCATGAACTCTGAAACAGTTTTTGCTACATCATCAACCATTGACATACTTAATTTCATAAGTTTGTCTTCGGAAGTGTCAACGTTTAGTGCCTGTAACCACTGTTCATCTAATGCATTCTCTGTGTCGATCAGTATGACAAAGATGCCTTGGTCTTGTGCGTTCTTAATAATGTTGCCTGATGCTATGTAAGATTTACCTGCACCAGACTCACCGGCAAGTACTGTAACTTTGCCTAGGGGAATTCCTTTGTTGAAATCACTAGTCATCAAATAGTTCAATGCGTAATTTCCTGTTGATATCCAGTCTGTCGGGTCACTGAAACCTATGCCTAGTCCCTGGATTGATTTGGTAATGCTTTTTCTAAACTTTGTTGCGTCAAATACTTTTGTCATAATTTATATCCTTGTAATCTATATTAGCATACCTAGGCCCTAACGTCA